GGAGAATCCCACACAGCCTCGAGATTATTTTAATCGAGGTAGTGTGATTTTAAAGGATCCTCCTTCTGAAAGGGCGTGGTCAAGCAATAGCCTGAGATGGCCTAAGATGAGCTAGCCCCGGTAGTCCGGGGCGGGTAGGTAGCGTGCTTTGGGGTTGTGGCTGAAGAGCCTCCCCCCGCAGCAGGGGCTAGCACCCCCGAGAGCGGTAGCGAAAGCCAACGCCTATCCGTATCCTATCTGAACCCACATTTTCAGCTGCAAGCAACTTATTTATGCGGGCTCTTCGGGATCGAATAGGGGAGTCGTGGATTCGGAAAGGTGAATTCCTTCCAATCGCATCTTTCCTAGTCACCGTGACACGTATGAATCGAGTACGAAGAACGTCAATGCTCCTCGCATACCGGATGCTGAACCTCTGGACAAACTCGGGAAGCCGTATGGCAACCCAGTATTTGAAGGAGGCTCATCGTCTGGTGGTAGCGTGGATGGCAAAGACTCCGGAGACAGTTGCGCCGAGAGACGCAACCGTGGTCCTCGTGAAGCGAGATTCGAGAGGCCTACCGACAATCATTCCTACGTACCATCGGAAGTTAATACTTCGGCGGGACGTTCGGGTGATCCGGCTGGTCTTATCAATCCTCGGCCTCTATCGAGTGATCCGGGCTCCCATGAACCTCAAACTTCGCACAATTACCGACCCGGGTCCAGACATGGACCCTCAGGTTCGGAGCGAAGTCTTGGGGGTAATGGGGTCATTCTTCGGACATGTTCGAAAGTACAATAGTAGGTTCTCATGGCTGTTTTCTGTTTCGGCAGGACCCAATCAGAAACATGCTACGCGGGGATCGCCCTACGATGCTGCGGCAATGCTCCTTGAACCAAAGGTTCTTGGGGCGTTTTCCGCTATAGCACCGTGGTACGTCACTGCGTACATGGTCCTTCTGGGGGTGTTCACGTATCCGCTCATTGTTTTTAAGAATGAGTGGAAACGGATCCTCCCAGATGGATCGATTGGGGGAATGCCGAACCATTTCCAGACTGCACGAGGAGACTACAGACCGCTTTGTCTTGGTCGCCTAGCCGTGAAACTTGAGGCTGCGGGGAAGGCGAGAGTCTTTGCGATCACCGACTGGTGGACGCAAGGTCTCTTGTTTGGTCTGCACCAGTTCCTATTTTCGATCCTTAAACAGATCGATCAGGACGGTACGTTTGACCAGACACGCCCTCTCCAAGTCCTTAAGGATCACGTTCGGTTAGGAGGGAAGGTATTCTCATACGATCTGTCTGCCGCTACTGATCGACTTCCAGTTAACGTTCAGATATGGGTACTACAAACCTTTACAGGTTATGTGTACGCCGAATCTTGGCGTAAGCTGTTAGTTGAACGGTACTGGCATCAGACCGGAGGAACCCCTCTCCTATACGGTGCGGGACAACCAATGGGGGCCTATAGCTCTTGGGCTATACTTGCA